AGAAGCGCAATTAAATATAGCTAAGAAATTAGGTGTTGGGTACAAAGAATACATAATTGAGAAAACAAGAAGTGAGTTAGAGGAGAAAAAATCATGGGCAGATGTGAAGATAAATTTAATGAGTGGTTTTCTGAAGCGTATTCAAAGCTACCTGAAGGCGAAGATTTTCCATTAGATGATGAGTTTATGTACGATATATGGAAAGCTTGTTGGAGTAGAGCATACGGAGCTGGACATGTAGATGGGCGAAATCAAATAGAGACTCGCTACCGCACAAAAGAAATTAGATCACGTCATCGTATGCCGGAAGTAGTTATGAGAGAAACATTTACTAACAGTCTTACCGCACGTGAGTTTGGGTTAGCAATAGAGAGATGGCATGGCATAACAGGCGAAGAAAAATTTTAAGGGAGAAGAACTATGAATGAAGTTGAAATTGAAGTTGAAGAAGACGGTACTAAAGTAGATACCTATGGTGGATGTGTAACTGAAAACTATATGCTTAAGTTATTTAAGCTACACAAAGACAATAAAATTCCTAGATATATTGTTGATGTAAATTTATATGGTGAACGTTTAATTAGAAAAATGGCTAGGATAGATACTATGGATGGTTGGAGATATGCAGACATAGTTACTGGTTCATTATATAACCCACGAACAGGTAAATGTAATTCGTCTGATATTAAGATAATTAAAGTGCGCAAAGATGACCCTGTAGTAGTAAAGAAGGTGAAGAAATGACTATCCAAGAAATAGAAGAACTCGCAGGACATAGACCAGTATCTGCATGGGTTGTTAAGTTAGTTGGCGATGCTGTAGCCATAGAGCGTGAAGCGTGTGCTGATATAGCAGAAAACTGGAGATGTAACGGTATGCCAAGGACAGTGTTGGCAGATCAAATCCGAGCAAGGGGTTAAATATGAAATACACATGGTCATATTCTTCTATATCTTTATTTGTGCAATGTCCACGTAAGTATTACAGACTGCGTGTAGCAAAAGATATCGTTGAGCCAGAGCAAACACACCTGCTATATGGCACTGCGGTACACAAAGCGGCGGAGGAATATGTTCGTGATGGTACGCCGATACCAGCAAAGTATTCGCAGTTCCAAAAGCAGCTTGATGCAATGAAAGAACTGAAAGGAGACAAGTATTGTGAATATGAAATGGGATTACGGAGAGATTTTTCACCTTGCGAGTTTACTGATCCCGATGTTTGGGCTAGGGGCATTGTTGATTTACTTGTCATTAACAACACCACCGCACGGATTATTGATTATAAAACGAGTAAAAGCAGTCAGTACGCAGATAGGAAACAACTCGAACTATTGTCCCTGCTCACGTTCAAACACTTTCCGCAGGTCAAAAAAATAAAAGCAGGTTTATTGTTTTTAGTAGTAGAAGATTTAGTACCCGCCGAATTCACAGCAGATAAGCAACCTGAAGCGTGGGTGAAGTGGATAAATGATGTTGAGAGGTTAGAAGCAGCATTTGAACACGACGTGTGGAATCCAAGACCAAACTTCACATGTCGTAATTTTTGTGCAGTTAAAGACTGCGAACATAACGGTAGGAGCCAATATTAGGAGGACACTATGCTTAAAAAAGGCCAGTTTATAAAAGAGCCGCCCGTCGAAATAGGAAAGTTTTACCAACCACAGCAGTACGTTAACTACAAAACACCAGAAGAACGTCTTATTTATTCTTTGGTTATGGGGTACAGAGCAACGTTACCTTCAAAGATAAATAATTTAATCGGTGTGATACTAAAAATATAGGAGAAAGAAATGCTATCAGATCAACAGCAATTACTACTAAAAACAGCAGCTAACTCATACCCAAAAGGATCTAAAGAACAAAGAGACGCAGTAGATCAAGCTATTCGTTTGGTAAAAATGATGACACCAAATAATTTTTATCCTGATGTATTACATAGTAAGCCCACTAAAGAAATGCAAGAGCGTGTGTTCTTTGACGAGCCTAATAAGTTACAAACCGCTAATTACGCTAGTTATGTTGTTCCATATTCAGAACTTGGGCAGGTTGCAAGGTTTAAACATAGAGACAGTGTGTATTTTGTTGGGGGTAAAAAGTAATGAAAAATAAAGATGATGTAAAAGGCAAAGATGTTAAAGACCCTGAGAAGGCAATGCAAAAAGATAAAGAGAGGAAAAAGAAAGCCGCGCTTAATCCTTTTAAAGTAAGCCGTGCCGAGTTCACTGCTTGGTTTGTAGCTACAAATAAGAAACAGCCAGATTGGACACACCCCGCAGTAGCTTGGATGTTTGCAGGGTGGGTAGCAGGAGAAGGTGAGCGTGAATGGCTTACCGAAGAAGAGAAGGAAGCAGCAATTAAAAGAGCCGAAGCTAACCGTAAACGTGCCGCAACAGTTGCAGAAAAGAAGCGTATTAAAGAAGAAGCATCCGCTAAGTTAGCTGCGACAAGGAAAAAAGTGAGTAAGAAAAAATGATACCAGAAAGAAAATACTGTACTACTTGCCAAATGGATAAGCCCGTTGAAGGGGGCGCAATCAAGTCTAGCAAAGTAAAACGCTGGGTGTGCAAGAGTTGTATGAACCGTATAACCGTTAGCAAATATGCTAGTAAAGTAAAAAAGGAGAAATAATGAATACGTATACTATTATTATATGGGTGTCTGGATTTATAGTTGGTATGGCAATCGGTGTTATATTTTTACTTTTATCAATCTGGGTTACGTTATATAAAGAGGAGATTCAAGATGCCATACGTGAACAAACCGAGGCCATACAAACAAGAATACGAAAACTACGACGGAACGGAAAAAGTCAAAAAGAAGAGAGCCGAGAGGAACAAGGCAAGAAGGATGATGGAAGCCGCTGGACTCGTCCACAAGGGTGACGGTAAAGATGTAGATCACAAGACCCCTCTATCCAAAGGTGGCAAGACAGTTAAAGGCAATCTTAGTGTTAAGAGCGCACACGACAATAGATCGTATGCACGTAAATCAAACCACAAACCTAAATAAAATGCAAATCGTTGACAACAGACTCTTAGTAGTCCGAACCAAATTCCCAAGTCGTATTACAGAGACTATTAAGCGAAGTAAGGTAGTCGGTAAACAAGAAGATGTTTCAGAGGTTGTGGTTATGTGGGGGCACGAAGAAGCTCGTATCTTAGCTAAGCTTGGTATCAAGAAAGTTCCTTCTACGATATTAAGAGACTATGATTGGCCCGGATTGTTTGCCCCTATGAACCATCAAAGAGACACCGCTTCTTTTCTTTCTATCCATCAACGTGCATTTTGTTTTAATGAGCAAGGTACAGGTAAGACTGCATCATCTATATGGGCTGCAGATTTTTTATTGAAGCAAGGTGTAGTGAATAGAGTATTAGTTATATGCCCACTATCAATTATGCAGTCTGCTTGGCAAGGAGATTTGTTTAGGTTTGCAGTTCATCGTAGTGTTGATATTGCGTATGGCGATAGAGCCAAACGTAAAGAAATTATTAATAGTCTGGCAGATTTTGTCATAATTAACTTTGATGGTATTGACATAGTTAAAGAAGAAATTAAAAACGGCGGGTTTGATTTAATCATTGTTGATGAAGCCAACGCATACAAGAACGCAAAGACAAAACGCTTTAAAGCATTACGTGAAATAGTTACACCAAAGACTTGGTTGTGGATGATGACGGGTACACCTGCTGCACAATCCCCGCTTGATGCTTATGGTTTAGCCAAGATGTGCGTGCCAGAAAAAGCGCCGAATCTGTTCGGAGCGTACCGTGATAGCGTCATGTATCAACTAACCAGATTCAAATGGATACCTAAACCTAACGCAGACAAAATAGTACACGCTATGCTGCAACCCGCTATCAGATACACAAAAGAAGAATGCCTTGATCTTCCTGAAGTAACACACGTATCCCGCATAGCACCGTTGACCCCACAACAAAAGAAATATTACGATCAACTAAAGAAAGACTTTTTGATTAGTGCTGTTGGTGAAGATGTGTCGGCAGTAAATGCTGCTGCTAACCTAACAAAACTACTACAGATATCATGCGGTGCTGTGTACTCTGATAACAAAAATGTTATTGAGTTTGATGTATCTAACCGACTCAACGTAATACTAGAAGTTATTGAAGAAGCTACAGCTAAAGTTCTTATCTTTGTGCCATTCACACATACGTTAGCTTTATTAAAAGATTTCTTAAACAAGAATGGTATTACTAGCGAAATTATTAACGGGGAAGTACCTGTTACTAAACGCACAGAAGTATTTAAAAAGTTTCAAGAAGAGAAAGACCCAAAGGTTTTATTAATACAACCGCAAGCTGCAGCGCATGGTGTGACTCTAACCGCAGCAAACGTAGTCATCTGGTACGCTCCAGTAACATCCATAGAGTTCTACTTACAAGCAAACGCACGTGTGCATAGACAAGGACAAAAGAATCCTGTAACTGTTGTGCATATCGAAGGCAGTCCAGTCGAAACAAAATTATATAGAATGTTGCAGGGTAAGTTAGAAATACACAAGAAAATAATTGATTTATATAAGAACGAAATTAGTGAAACTACTTGACATTGTAAAGATAAGGAGTATAATTATTAGACCTTAACGAAAGGAGGAAGTATGGATGTACCTATAGACAAAATTGTCGAGACGTACGTTAAGATACGTGACAAGAAAGAAGAGATATACCGTGCGTACAAAGAAAGCACAGCCGAACTCGAAGAACAAATGAAGGTGCTTAAACATAAGCTACTTGAATTATCCAAAGAGACAGGCGCAACAACTTTTTCAACACCTAATTACACAGCGTACCGCACAGTCAAGAATCGTTATTGGACAAATGACTGGGAAAGCTTTTATGGTTTCATGCAGGACAATGATGCAATGGGGTTGTTAGAGAAACGTATTCATCAAACTAACATGAAAGAGTTTATGGATGGGAATCCTGACCTACACCCACCCGGACTAAATGTAGATAGTGAATATGAATTTACCATTAAACGTAAGTAACTTAGGAGAAATACAAATGAGTGAAATTACTCTATTCCAATCAAACAATTTACCTGACTATTTAAAAGACGTTGAGCTTGATGAGCTTACTAAAGCACTTGCAGGTAATACTTCAACAAAACGCATATCGATTCGTGGTAGCGTATTTCGTTTGATGGTTGCAGGTGAAGAGATTGCTAAGAATGAAAACCGTTCGATGAATGTTGTTATTGTTAACGGTGGTCGTGACATCGCACGTCAATTCTACGCAGGTAAATATGTAGCAGGTGAAACCGCTGCACCTGATTGCTGGTCTAATGATGGTAAAGAACCTGACGCTAGTTTAGAAAGCCCACAGCATGATACATGTGAAGGTTGCCCACAGAACATTAAAGGTTCTGGTCAAGGTGACTCACGTGCTTGCCGATTCCAACAACGTTTGGCAGTAGTATTGGCTGACGATATTAAAGGTGATGTATACCAATTAACATTACCATCTACTTCTATCTTTGGTCGTGGTGACTCAGATAAGATGCCGTTCCAACAGTATGCTAAGTATGTTGGTTCACAAGGTAAGAGCATTAATACTCTCGTTACCGAAATGCGTCTTGACTCAGACTCTGATACACCTAAGTTAACGTTCAAACCAATTCGTTTCTTAACAAGAGAGGAGTGGGAAATTGCGACTGAAAAGGGTAACTCCGCTGCAGCGAAATCGGCAATTGCGCAAACCCCTGCGACTACTGATGGCGCAAAGCAAAAAACTTTGGCTAAACCTGCACCCACGGTTGCAGTTAAAGAAGAGGCGATTGCTGAGCCGACTAAACGCACGGCTAAGAAGAACGCGGAACCTGCGGCGAAAAAAGACTTTGCAGATGTCATCAATAGTTGGGCGTCTGACGACGATGCGTGATAGAGATGGAACCACGTGGGTACGCTTCGAGCATCATAAAGGCGAACCTAGCCGCTAGTACAGAAAGCCCCGGTGTAATGCTGGGGCGGTTCTGCATACATAAAGACATTCCAGTAAAAGATATTGCCGAGTATTTCGGTGTAAGCCGGATGACCATCTATAAATGGTTCTCTGGGGAATGGTTGCCCCGTAAAACGCATGCTGAAGCCATCGTTGGGGTATTAGCAAAGGCTAGATTCAAACTATAACCGTCAGATGGGACGACACTAGCAATGGCAAAAACAGACTTACTGTCTGCAGTCCTCTCGTCTGAGGGATGGTACTGCATAGTTGGATTAAAGAAGACAGGTACGCCGAAACAAGTATTCGTGCAAACCTTAGAAGAAGCTGAAAAAGAAATAGATGATTTAGTAGCCAAACACTATGACGCTTATTTTGCATGCGCCAAGTATGAAGCTAAGAAAACACGTACTGGCGATAACATAAAAGCTGTTCGTGCATTTTGGTTAGATATTGATTGTGGTGAAGGTAAGCCATATAAAGATAAAGCCGAAGGTGTTGATGCACTGAAAAGTTTTTGTGCTGCTGCAGGTTTACCAAGACCATACCTTGTTGACTCAGGACGTGGTGTTCATGCCTATTGGCCTCTTACTGCTGACATAACAAAGCAGCAATGGAAGCCTGTAGCTGATCGCCTTAAAGTTGTGTGTCATGAGCATGGGCTTGATGCCGACCCAGCTAGAACCGCAGACGTTGCATCTATTCTTCGTGTACCTGAGACCTTTAACTTTAAGGTTGACCCGCCATTAAACGTATCAGTAATACTGCCAGCTCCGGCTACTGACTTTGAAACATTTAAAGCAGCACTCGGTGGCAGCTTAGATGAGATTCCTGATTATGCTGTTGGGCATATCAATGAGTTGACTCGTGCGTTGATGGGTAATAAGCAGCATCGCTTCAGCACAATCATGTTGAAGATAGAAAAGGGTAACGGGTGTAAACAGCTTGAAGATGCAATTAAGAATCGTGAGACTCTTGAAGAGCCTAGATGGAGAGCAGCTTTATCTATACCTGCTTTCTGTGTTGACTCTGCTACTGGTATTCACGAAGTATCGTTAGGGCATCCTGACTATTCACCAGAAGGTACACAGCAAAAGATAACAAAGATCAAAGGTCCATATACCTGCGATGCGTTTGAGCGTATTAATCCGGGCGGTTGTGAGGGGTGCCCACACAAAGACAAAATCAATTCTCCTATTACGCTAGGACAAGAGATTATTGAAGCTGCTCCGGAGGACAACGTTGTTGAGTACACAGCGGCCGATGCTTCTAAGCCAGTAACATACACAATACCTGAGTATCCTTTCCCATACTTTAGGGGCAGGAGAGGTGGCGTATATATTAAGTCGAAAGACGAAGGTGACGACCCCATTCTTGTGTATGAGCATGACCTGTATGTGGTTAAGCGTATGAAAGACCCACAGAACGGCGAAGTTATTTGGATGCGTCTTCATACACCAAAGGACGGCATAAAGGAGTTTGCATTACCCGCAGTAGATTTATTAACTGCAGACAAACTGAGAGAAAAGCTTGCTTGGTTTGGCGTTATAGCTATGAAAAAACAAATGGAACTAATCATGGGCTATATCGTTAAATTTACCAAAGAGCTTCAGTACAGAGAAGGAGCAGATATTATGAGAACGCAGTTTGGATGGACGGATAAGAACAAATCTTTTGTGGTTGGAGATACAGAAATTTGCGCTGACGGAGATCGTTATAGTCCACCATCTAGTTACACACTGCCGATAGCAGATCACTTTACACCTGTAGGTGATTATGATGAATGGAAGAGTGTAATTAATACGTATGGACGTGATGGGTTCGAACCTATGGCGTTTGGGTTTTTCACTGCTTTTGGCGGTCCATTACTTAGGCACTTGAATCTTAAAGGCGCGCTGTTGAATATGATTAACAACGAATCTGGTACTGGTAAGACTACAGTTATTAAAGCTATGCACAGTGTGTATGGACACCCAGAAGAAGCTATGTTGATTGAGCGTGATACTTTGGCTACACGATTGCACCGTCTTGGAGTTATGAACAACCTGCCGTTAGGTTGTGATGAGATTACTAAGATGCACCCTGATGCTTTCTCTGACTTTGCCTATGCTATTTCACAAGGTCGTGGACGTAGCAGGATGAAAGCTAGTGAGAACGTAGAGCGTATGAACTTTGCCAAGTGGCAGAACATGGTCTTGTCTTCCTCAAATGCTTCCGGCGTGGATAAGCTGAAGTCGCTAAAGTCCACACCAGATGGCGAGCTTATGCGTCTAGTCGAATGGCAAATCCCTGCGTCTACCCAGATACCAAAGGAAGAGGCCGACGAGATATTCCCTAAGTTGTACACAAACTATGGGCATGCGGGGCGTATCTATTTACGTGACTTAGTATGCAATTTGGAAGAACGTATTCAGGAAGTGAAAGACCTACAAATTGTTATTGACCGCAAGATT